TTCTTGGTTTGTACTATACGCTGTAGTTGCTGCCGTCATAGTTGCAGAACTTGTGTATAAAGCCAGCTTAAAAGAGTTACCTCCCGAAGCTTTAAAATTATGTACTCCCTGGAGCAGTTCACTCTTGAAAGAAGTACACATTGCTTGTGTGATTGCCATTACAGTCTCCTTATTATATTTGCTAGGTCTTTATGACCTTGTTTTTCTAATTCATTACACACTGTGCAAATGTGGTTTTTTATTCCTTCACTTACATAGAATTGAATGATCCATTTACATTTATCTCTAAATGCGTGAGCTTGTGCCTTTACCATAGGATCAGCATCTTCGCTTATAGAGATTAATTTATTTGTAGCCATTTCAGCTAATTCTTCTACAGTATGACCTCTATTATGAGTTGTTGTAACTCCTAGATCACCTATTGATAATTCAAATTTGTCTGTTTCCATTAATATTTATCTGGTTCAACTGGTTCTAAATCTTTTCTTCCTATTATACCTACTGGTTGTAATTTTCCGACATTTTTCATATCGCTCCACTTACATACCTTTATTAAACCATCTTCATCTTGAAATGTAACTTTTGGATTTTTTAATCTATGATAGCCATAAAGTTTATCTTTAGTTTCTACATCTGTATCTAAAAGAGTTGATCTTGGTGCAATTCCTATATTGATTCCTTTATCAATACATTTTGCTAACCAAAACTCAACACATCCCCTTCCTGACTCAGCAAAGTGCATATTAGTTTTATAAGTAAAATCAACTCCAAAAACAGATATTTGTGAAACTTCGTTCCAAAAAGCATAAGCTATTGCGTAAGCTACTGTATTATTTAGATAAGCTGTACCTGAATAACTTACTATTTCTTCTAATGGGTATTCAATTACAGCTGGCACTCTTTCGTCTAATTCGCACGAATATATTGGATAATCGGCTAAAGGTAGCCTTTTTCGCATCATTTTAGTCATTGTCCCAGCATCTTCTGTATCTAAGAAACGACTCATTGGGTCTAATATAAAAGCTCTATCTATTCTAGGCAGAACTCCTATCATTGCATTTACAGCCCATATTTCATCAAATTCTAAACTATGCGTTTGAGATAGATGAAAATCTAACTGACTTTGACCCATAGCAACTATTGCAACATTTTTGCCTTTTGCATTTTTTATTGGGGAATCATCAGACATTTAATCTTCTTTGACCACTCCTATAAGCATCTTTTCTATTGTAACCATCTGATTCTAATGTTAAACGCTGTAATGCTTCTTTAAATGTTTTTTCATAATTAGCAAGAATATCCTGCTCACCTTTCATAAAAGTATAAGCCTCGACCAAACTTGCATACAAAAGAGCTTCGGTAGCATTTGTTCCTAACCATGAAGTGCCATCTGATGATGCTGTAATAGATTGAGGTATATAAAAATAGTGTATCTCTACTGTATATCCAGAATTAGGAGTTGGTCCAACAAGAAAAGTATCTTCGTCAAATTGTGCATAATATTTAGGCAAACCTGTTGTTGCCGATGCTGGATAAGCCTCTCGTATAAAATTTACATCTTTATTGATTAGATAATTATAATTGCTGTCGCTATCTAATACAGCTAATGAATAAGGATATAAATAATCAGTAGGAGCTGATAAATAAGAGTTTCCACTGGTAAATGTTCCAGTTTGGTTCTTCCTAAAATTAGGAAGCTCAACTGATTTTATTATTCTATTCTCTGCTTGTACGATTATATTTGTTAAATTAGAAACAAAAGATGTTTCAGTATTTTCAGTATAATCTTGTATAGCTGATTTTAATGTTGTAAACGTCCAAGCCATATTATGATGTACTCACTGTTAATTTGCCGATTTTACCTTCCATTTTAAGACCCATAGTGCTTGATCCAAATTTTACATCGCCACCACCTATTGGGTCCCATGCAAAATATCTTGTTGAATCTGCTTTTCCTCTGTCTGTTCTTGGGTCATATAAAGACTGTGGATCGACAATATTTAATTCACCTAGTTTAAGTTGTGGTTGATCTTCATCAAAACACTCTTTACAAACTCTTAAACCATTCCTTTTGCTATCTTCTATTTGATAGCGTAATTCATTTAATTTATAAGTAAAACCACATCTATCGCAGTCCCCTAAAGCTCTTGAAGCTCTTGCGTAAGCCATAATTAATAACTGTTATAAGATAAATCTGGAACAAATTTAACTGCTGCTCTTTCTCTGTCAGCATCACTTACTTCATTCCACAATTCATCGTATCTTTGTTTTATCATAGGAACTCTGTTTAAGGCTTCTGGGTTTTTACAAGCAATGTTATAAGCCAAAGCATAAGTAAGTGCAGGCAAATACCTAGCTGGTACATCTGCATTATTACTTGCTGGATCACCAACATCTTCAATTCGTTGTATATAGTCATAAACTAATGTATATGTTTCTGCACTATCTGGAGTGGACCACAAAACTATATTTGTTGTAGAGACTCCTTTATCAACATAAAACTGTGTTGGCTTTGATTGGCTGAGTTTTGTTGCTTGATGATTATATTCAGTCCTAGAAATTCTATTTATTCTTTGATCGAATTGTTTATCTGTATCACCTGCATCCGTTCTGATAAAAGCATCAACAATATCTAAAGCTGAACTAGGCAAAGCATAGGTATTTGTGCCTGCTGTTAAAGCTTGGGTATTTGATTCTATTGACCATAGATTAGTTCCCTTGTTTTGCCATTCAAGAAAAACAAGATTTAAGGCTCTCTTAGCCCCTCTGTAATCATATCCAGAACGCATTTCCATACCACAAAGATCATAGGCTTCTTCTAATATATCGCCTATGTCTAAGTTAAATGTTGTAGTTCCGCTTGTTGCCATTATATTCCCATTAAAATTGTTTCTATATCCATATCTTCAAAACCGCAGGTATAACCAAATCCATTCATTTCTTTTTACCTGCTTTATTTAAAGCTATAGCTACTGCCTGTTTATTTGGTCTGCCTTCTTTAACTAGCTTAGATATATTATCGCTAATTATTTTTTTACTGCGTCCCTTTTTTAAAGGCATAAACTATTTGCTTTCTTTTCTTTTTGAATCAGCAGTCATTCCACCGCCAAACATTTTTTTAACATAGGTTTTATAAGACTTAGCTTCTTTACCTACTTCGGTTCCACCGCCACCCATGTATAAACGACCACCTTTACGATAGTCTTTACTCATTGGTGCAGTAAGATTTTTCTTTTTCAATCCCATGTTTTTTCTGGGCATAATTATCTCCTAAATGAATAAATATAATACCCTGAGTTATCAAGGTATTATAAATATATTGCGTTAAAAATTATTTCTTTTTAACAGTTTTCTTTTTTGCTGGTGATTTTTTCTTTTTCGCTGGTGCTTTTTTAGCTTTTTTCTTTGTTGGAGCTTTACCGCCAACATAAGCTTCATTAACATCAGGTGTTGAAGGATCATCGGCTACATAATGCCCTTTAGCATTTTTAGCCCTTTCTCCGTTCATCTCAGCACATTTACGTTCTGCATCTTCTAAATCAGGGTCTGGACCAAAAATAGGTCTAAATATCCCATCATCATCTAATTTAAGAACCATGTACTGAGCAGGAAATTCACCAGTTTCAGAAATGACATATTGTTTAGTTGCCATACTCTTCTCCGATTAATCTGAATAAACCTTAACCATCTCTAACGTGATGGAATAGGTGTCTCCTGACGAATGACCTTTAGTAGTAAAAAGAATATCTCCTGTTTTACCACTACCTGCATTATTTGGAATACCGCCAAAATCATGGAAATCCATGTGTCCATTACTACTTTCAGCTAGTTCCATTAAAAGAACATTGCTAGTAGCATCAAGAAACAACTGGACCGACATACCAACAATGGCATGACTAACCCGCAAAACTCTAACCTCAGAACAGGAAACACCTGCTGCATTAGCTGCTAAAGCAGAAACATCTACTTTAGCTACTGCGGATTCGCCAGTGCCATCGCTGACATTGGTAAACTTCATAATACAGTTTCTTTCGCCATCTTGAATGGTTTGTGAAGTTACTGCATCAGCCATTACTTACCCCCTTACTCGAATGGAGTAGCTAGCGTTCCGTCACCATGAAGGAATGCTTCACAATGCCATACTGCTGCTGATGTTGCTTTCAAACGGATAATTCCACCTACTAGCCAACCTTGTGCTGCTGATCCTAAATCAATAGTATCATCATTACTAGCGTCAGGAATAAATGTATTCATATCTGTTGCAGTTGCTGGGTCAAATATATGAGCAAAACCAGAATATAGATCATCTGTAGCTCCAGTATTAATTTGCCCTGCGCCTGTGAAAGTTGTTCCAACTATAAATGTATAGTTAAGACCAGCTGCTGCACTAGGTAGTGTTACTACAATTCCAGCAGCACGATTTAAGTCAAAAACTGCACCAGATTGAGTAGTAGCGACTGTATAAGTAGCATCAGTAATAGATACAACATTGTCGTAAGAAGAAACATATCCAGTAGTAACTACGTTACCGCTAGTGTCAACATCTAAATTTGTTGTTATAGCCCCTGTGCTAGAGTTCTTGCTGATTTGTTCAAATCCGCCTTCTGATCTAACTGGACCATTAAAAGTTGTGTTCGCCATATTTCCCTCCTAAAGAGAAAAACTCTATCATCTTGGCTAGTCTGCTA